CATTTTGTGAAGATTTGTATTCATTTCAAATCTCACTAATTCTATTTGTTTATCTGTATCAAAATGAACATAGGCTATATCTTCGTTTTCTTTTATAATAAGCTCATTTTTATTTGTCCATAAATTAATTTCTAAATCAATATTCCTAAACCATTTTGATATGTTAAATTTGCCTGGAATAATTGACCCAAATTTTAAGTGAGGGCTATCTGAAAAATAAGGAGCAGTAAGAGTCATATTTATATCTTCTTCGGTAAAGAACGCATAGGACATGTTTAATACAAACAAATAATTATTGGTAAAATTGTTAGCGTGTTTTTTTACAGCTCCAATACAATTCTTAGACTTATATATTATTTGTTGGTTTTTTATTTGATAATGAGAATCCATAGGAAACTTTAATGCAAATGTTCTATCTGTTAAATTTTTAACAGCTGGGCAATAAATTAAATTATTGTTTTCTAAGTTTGTTTTATTAATATTTTTTATTAGTTTTTTGTGTAAAGATTCAGGTTGTTTATATAAAATACTCCAATCAACATTTTCTTTTTCATCAAAAAAAGGAGCCCAATAAATTTTTGTTTTCATATTTATTTTTTTAAAATAATAGTCCATTCTAAACTGGCTATTAAATCATCTACGTATACTTTTGTTACTTTATTTTTTTTAACGTAATTTTTTAATTCTTTAAAATCTATTATTAACCATTCTTTTTCTCCTTCTAACACCAGCTTGTCTGCTTTATTTTTAGTGTTTGTGCTTTGAGCTGGTTTACCGTCTGGTAAAATAAACATCTCTCTAACATCAAATTTATAAAAAGCATTTTGTCCTTTTATGATTCCACCTATATTCCAAGTGCTTTTTTCTTTTGGGTATTTTATAGCAGTTAAATTTTTAGAAAATCTATTTAATATGGACATTTAATTAAAATCAAAAACAATTGAATACCTATGTGAATCTATATTATCAAAAATTTTATTTGGCATATATTCTATTGAATGTGAAATACTTCCATCAAAAATTAAAACAGAGTTTTCTATTGCAGGAAAAATTAAAGATGGGTTTTCTAATCTAAGACCATAACAACTCTCTTTTGATTGTAGATAGAAAACACAGGTTAGTTTTGTTTTGTGTTTATGAAAACAATATTCATTATCTTCAACGGATAAATTACACCAACAACTATGAAACTTTAAATTTTTATCAATGGTTTTAACTATTTTTAAAATTTTATTTTTTAAGTTTATAAAAGATTTATGCTCTTTTAATCTTATTTCTAAATCATTTTGAGTTTGATATAAAGGATGAGTCCAAACAATATTGTTTTTTGCAAATTCTAAATCTATTCTTTCTTTAATAGAAATTAAATCTTTTTTATTGCAAATATTAGTTTTTCTATAAAATTTTATGTTATTAACTAAAATTTTTTCCACAGATTTATTAACTATTTCGTTTGTAAGAACCAGGTAAACCAATCATCGGTCTACCATCAAATCTATTTTCCTCTGCGTGTTTACTTTTTGCATCATTGTAATGTAGAAAAACTTGACCACAATGTTTTCCTTCAAAAGGTTCTCTCCAATGTTCTAATTCACAACCCCTGTAAATAAGCATATCACCTGGTTCTAGATCTATTTTTAAACCAGCCATACCTTTTTTACCTGAGGGCTCTAAATATATTGGCCAAGAATCACCGCCTAAATTTAACGTAGTAGATATCTCACAACTAAATCTATCTGAATGCCTATGTAATATATCTCCGTTTTTATAAATTCTAGCATAAGAATAAGTTGGAATTATTTTTAATGCTGTTTCTTTTTCCATCCTAGGAACTAATGCAAGAAGTAAAGTTTCCATAACTATGTCCGCATAATGAGAATATGTTTCAGGAACTTGTGAATCATTCCAAACACCAAACATATCTTCGAAAGGATGAAGGTATTTTTCTTCAAATAAAAATTTTGCTACTCTTCTTTTATTTAAAAAATAAGTATAACAAAAAGCAGCTAAATCAGGGGATATTGCTTTTTTAATTATCTTATATTTATTTTTTTTAAATGACATATTATAATTTCTTTAAATCAAAGTTTTTCGTGATTATTAATTTCTTTATATTATTTATAGCTCCTTTTTTAAAGTAAAGCAATGGCAAAAACATTGTATTATTTTTTGTATAATTACAATGTTGTGGAGGTTTAATTTTAAATTCCTTCAGGTTCCACTCAATGTAAGGGTGACATATCCAGTAAATAGGTTTGTCTAAATACCATGTCATTCTAGAGTTTTTGTTTATATGCTTTTTTGCTATTTGATGATAAAAATTGTAGACTCTAATTTCTTCGTAATCAGGTTGTTCTTTAGAGGGGGCATCATCAAAAAATATAGAATCAAATTTACCTAACTCTTTTAATTTTTTTTGCCAAGTACCCTCTATAATAATAACTTTTTGTTTTTGTTTCTTAGCCCACAGTTTTAATTTATTAATAACATTAAGGTCTGATTCAATAATTGTATGTGATTTAATATTATACTTTTGAATTTCTGTAGCTGAATAACCTAGACCAAAACCAATTTCTAAAACATGTCCTTTGGGTTTTAAATTTTTAACTAAGGCTTTCATATAAGGTTTTTCCCATTCCATCATAACTTGATAGTTATTATGACTAGGGTCTAATATAATATTTTTGTTTGTAATATCTTTTTTAAATACAAGACTACTCATTTAATTCTCTTCATCACAGGGATTGGATATTGTAGCTGCTTGTTATCACAATAAATATCATTGAAAAAAACAATGTAAGTTAACCTTTCTGATTTATTGTTTTTAGAAACAAATTTATGGGCAGCATGATAATTCCAAGAATCAAAAAGAAACAACCTGTTATATATACCATTTACTTTTAAAGTTTCTTCAAAATTAGATTGGTTGTTTTTGTATTCCGTATTTAGATCTTCTAAGTACCTTTGATCTTTAATATTTGAATCAGTAAAATATTTATATTTTATTTGTTGATTTAAATCTAAAACACTGCTCAGTTTTTTATTTTTATATATTGAAGTTCCTATATTATTGTTTTTAGAAAGATAAAGTATGGCAGTAATTTGAGAACTTGTATCTTCATGAACCCAATTATTAAACTTTAAATTAGGAGGTACTTTTTGAAAAGTAGCCAATGCGTTATATCTAATGTTAGTTATGTCTTGAGGATAAAGAAGAGCTAATATTTTAGTATTGACCCAATTAAAAAAAGAATAGTCTATCTGAGCTAAATTTTTTGTTCTTTTACCTGGGCTTTTACCGTCCGAATTAAAAGACAAAGATTTGGAAAAGTGAACAATATTATCAGGTTCATCAAAAAAATCATCTACGATTAAAGATGGAAACAACATTATTTTATATAGTTAAAATTTATAACAATCCTATTTTTTTCGTTTGTGCATGTTGTTCCCGTATGCATTTTTTTAGAATCAAACTCTATATATTTATTTTCTTCACTTTTAACTTCTTCGCCTGTCTCAAAAATTGTTTTTCCATCATTGGTATTAATATAAAAAATACCTGTTGTTATTTTTGCATTATCTAATACTTCATCAGTGTGCATTTGATGTTTAATAATATTAGAAGTTATAGGCTGTAAGTTAGCTTTTATTCTTACTAAAAGACTTGGGTTTATTAAATTTAATAAAGGGGATAAGTTTTTAAAAAAATTAGAATGAATAGATCCATTAGTAAAAAAAGTATGTGTAAATTGAATGTGATCCAAAGGCTCGTTATCACTTACAATTGCCTTATTAAAATACCAAGGAAAATCAGAAGAATCTAATAATCCTTTTATAATAAGAAATTTTTGTGGAGGTAAAAAATTATTAGTTGTATTAATTGTTTGTTTTTCTTTCATCATATTTTGATAAAACATCTTTTATTGGAATAGCCCTGCAATTAAAATGTATAAATCTAAAAGGTTCGTAGCCGGCATCAACTCTGAACTGATGAGGTAAGTAAGAGTTAAACATCAATAAATGACCCGGTTGAACTTGATAATTAATTTGTGAGCTCGCTGGAGTTATCGCTTCTTTATTTTTTTCTGGTAAATCGTTCATAATTTTACCTGGTCTAGGATCATCAAAAATAGGAATGGATGTTTTTTCACTGCACTTTAAAAAGTAAAATCCAGACATATGGCCATTATAATGAGTATGTAATTGATGGTGACCGCCGCCTGCTTCTGCAAATTCTTGCACCCATAACTCTGTTATAAATATTTTATAATTAGTTAAATCGTAACCCTGTCCATCTAATAAATTCCATGTCGTAGCTTCAACCCAATCTGTAAAATTTTTAAATCCTGGTCTTGATATTAAACTTGTAGAATGATGAACAAAACTATGGTCTTTTTTGTCTCCTCCAAAAGCTTTGTTTCTTTCCTCTATATGTTGTTTAGTTTTTTCTTTTGCTATTTTTATGTAAGGGTCAGATAATTTATCTAAATCTTTCAACCATTCTTTTTTTAAAATTGAATAAACGGGCGATGCAAAATACCACGATGTATATAAATTATCTTTTTTATTTGTTTCCATTATAGTTCCAGTTCTGTTGATTGAAGTTTGTTTCCAATTTTTCCTTTTATAAAAATGTTAAAAGCTAAACTAACACGAAGGTTATATCCCTTTTTAGTTTCAACGGAATGAGACAAATGTGAAGGAAATAATATAAGTTTACCTGTTTTAACTGGCAAATGCCAAGAATCCGAATTAAAAAAATTATATTTTTTTGCTGTAAATTTTATTCGATCATAAGTTGATTTATAAAATGTAATAAAATCATTTTTTTCATCAACATCTATGTAAAAAACACCTGACACTAAAGAATTTTCATGAAAATGGACATGATGAAATTCATCTTGTTTTGTAAAATTTAGCCAAGACAATGTTATGTATGGTTTTACATCATCGCTTGTGCATATAACCTCATTAAAATAATTTTGCATATGTTTCATACAAAAGTTTTTTATATTTTTTAAAGGTTTACCTTCCAATACTTTCTTATCTATTGTTGATTTATTAATTCCTACGTTCTTTTGTAATTTATCTGAAATTTTATTTACATAGTTTATTTCTGTTTTTGTAATTTGTCTATCTAAATACGTTTCGTATATAGGAGTTGGAAATAAACCAAATATGTTTGTTTTGTTTACCATACCCATGAGATAAAAGAATACCTAGTTCCTTTCTTAACAACATTAACTTTATGTGGATATAAAAAAATAGATGGAAATATTAATAAATCTCCTTTTTTAAGTTTAATTTCTTTTTTTTCAAAAATAATAAACTCTCCTCCTTCATAATCATCATTTAATAATCCTAACACACTTAATAAAGGCACTCCTTTTCTTTTCCCATCAAACATTGATTGTATGTGATCACAATGCATTGCCATTTTTTTATTTTTTGAATATTTATTAAATCTTATTTCTGTATAACCATTCCAAGAATCAAACCAAGAAAAATTTAACTGAGTTATGTATTTGTGTATTCCTTCCCACAATTTATCCATAAGAATTTTTTTATTTAAAATTTTATTTGAATAGCAAACAGATAGCTCTTTGTTTCCTGATCTTGTTTTAGTTGTGTTTGTCTTTGAATCATAAAAAGTATGTTCAGACCAACCAGAGTTATCTAAACTTTTTAACTGTTTAATTGTTTGATCACACATTTTTTTATCTATGAAAGATTTATAGTGCTTAATATAAGCTAGTAAATTTTTTTTCATTGATAAGGATTTCCACAATTCCAAATAACTAATGAATATCTTGTTCCAGAAGTTACTGGCTTAACTCTATGCCAAACAAAAGAAGGGAAAACAACAATAGATCCTTTCGGTAAAACATCTTTACATTGTTCTATTTCAAGTCTTTTAACGGGAGATTCTGATAAACAAAATTCTAACTCGCCTCCTCTGTAAGTTTCTGGATCAGATAAAGAAACTGTAACAGATAATTTTCTAATTTTCCCATTAAATTTATGATCTTTTAAATATCCACTTTCTTTAAAACCATATGGCTCAGGAAAACTATCACAGTGCCAATCATAAAATTGCCCTTCACCATACTTAGTAAATTGGCATTGTTCTGATACATCTATTTGAAAGTTCCAGCCTGCGTTTATATTTGCTTTGTGGACAAAAGGCATAACATATCTATATATCCACTGCTCATCTAACCATACTAGTTTAGAGTTTCTTAATCCTAATAATTCTTTTTGATCTTTTGATTTTAAATTTTTAAAATTACCTTGTCTACCTGTGGTTCCATAACTATCTTTTTTAGTAAGACCATACCTAATAATACTATCACATATATGTGAAGGAAGCGCTTCTTGAAAACACCAATACTTTGTTTTAGTTATCATTTCTAACGTATTAATATATTATTATAGATTAAAGTAAAGGTTTAACTTGACCAAGTAGATGTATCAGGATTCCAAGTTCTTTTTACTTCTGAATCATTATCAGGCTCTATTTCACCATCCATTATATACCAAACTTGGTTTTCTTCGTCCCATTTAGGATCAAGTACATAAGTTTCGTTATCATTAGGCGCAGGTTTTGTTCCACTAAAAGGCCCTGGAAATGCAACAGGTGGTTGCCAGTCAGAATTTGAATCAAGAGTCCAAGAAGAAAAGGGTTGTTTCATTCTAAAAATATCGTTTACAGGATCGTATACATCTCCCGTTCCAGCGTATTTTTTTCTAAAAGAATTATTGTAAGAAGTTTGTTTCCACTCACCGCCGTTAAAAAATTTTTTACACCAATTTTCTCCATCAACATGTTTGTTATTTTCTCCTAATGGTCCATTAGAAGTTGGGATATTATTGTCTGCAACAATAACTCTTTCTACAACCCAATGTGTATCTGTAGTAAATCCAGTAGGATCTGTTTTTTGTTTTATTTCTGCAAAATGAGCCATGAGTTTATGGAACAACAAAGCAACCTGTTGCATTAAAAGTATGATATGTATTGCAACCGCATGTTGTTCTTGTACCTCCAGTTATTCTTGCATTAGGATCAGAAGCAGTTGGGAATTGAACAATTACAACTCCTGAGCCTCCAGCTCCTCCGTATAAAATATCAGCGGGACCAGCGGGTCTTCCACCAGCTCCTCCGCCACCGCCTGTATTAGCAGTTCCGGATCTAGCTGCACTAGGTGGTGCAGTAGGTGAATTATAAAGAGTTCCATTTCCGCCGCCACCTGGCCCTCCTGTTCCTCCCGAGCCTGCATAGCCAGCAGCACCGCCACCGCCTCCAGCTCGTAAAGTTGAATCTCCAGGCCAAGAATTTCCACCAGGGCCTCCATTGCCTCCATCAAATGTAGGAGGGGCTTTTTGAGGGTTTCCAGCTCCTCCAATGCCTCCGCCACCAGCGCCACCTACACCAGTATTTCCTGGGCTAGGCCACCTTCCTGGTCCACCAGGGTTTCCTTGAGATGGGCTTGTAGGTGGTGTATTTCCAGTACCACCACTATCAGGTGATTCTCCAGAACCTCCACCAGATCCTCCATCTTCTCCTCCGGTTCCACCAGGGCCTTTTCCTGCCCCACCGCCAGCTGATTCAAAAGAAGATTGGCAACCTGCTCCACATGTATTAAAAGAAGAATTTGTTCCAGGGGCAGCACTGTCAACCACTCCAGGAGTAGTAAAATTAGCTCCGCCTGCACCAACAGTTACTTTATAAGATGTTGATCCTGCAATTGCATAAGATGTATTAAAACGATATCCGCCAGCGCCGCCGCCACCTCCTTGTCCTCCAGAGGCACCTCCGCCGCCGCCAACAACTAAAATATTAGCGTTGAATGGGTCTAAGGGTGCTCCTCCTTGTCTTTGTCCAAATCCACTTGCTGATCCTGCTCCAAATGATCCTATAATTGGCATCTTTCTTCTATCCTCCTATTAAGCGAATTGAGTCTGAGCTGCTAACGCTGTGAACGTAGCATCACCAGTCTTAATCGCTGTGTATGTATAAACATCTAATGAG